TACCTGCATTTTCGCCACCACCTTCCGCCTTGATACACTCGATCTTTTTCGCAGTCAACTTTCCCACTTCACCACCCTGGAGATGAGTCGCTCCATCCATAGTGTACTGTTCTTGCTGAACTATCTTAGTATCACCACCAATACCGAAGAAACCGTTCTTCTTAACTACAACCTTATCTTTTCCCATTACCTGTGGGGCATTGGATCTATATTGAATACGATATCCACCCTCATAAGCATCCACTGTATAAGCAGTGTAGTCTCCAACAGGTAGATTGATGATAGGAACTTGTGTCTTATTCATCAAGTGTCCAACAACACCAATGTGTGCAGCACCAAAAAGAGTCCCTACTCCAAGTGCAAACCACTTGAAGAGGGACCGTTTAGGTTTTTCTTTTGCTATTGGTTCAGGATAATAGTCGCCAGGTTGTTCTTTTTTATTATCAAATATAGCCATGGCAGTTTAGGGGATTACTGTGGTTTTTCCTTTGGCTCTACAGCAGAGACAACCTCAGGTTCTTTTTTTGCTGTTGCTTTACCATTACTATTACCACCGCCACCTGCCTTAGCAGGACTTAAACCAAAAGCAGCAAGAGATCCAGAGAATACTGATGCAATGAAGGTAGGATCAAAATCAAGAATTTTTTGACCGTTTGGTAGTCTAACGTATGAGAATGTGAGAAGAGAAGCGGACCAGATAAGTACGACAACTTTCACCAGATTACCAAGGACTTCACTTTTATCTTCATGATGGTCGTCTTTCTCTTCTACCTGTGCTTTGGATTTGTTTCCGAGCATTTGTAGAGAGTAAGGCTCTGTTATTTAGGGATCTAATACTTCAACTGTGACGTGTGCGTTCTTTATTTTGTTGTATTTTTTACAGAGGGACTCACTTGATTCATGTTCCCATCTATGGTATGCACTTTTTAGGGATTTGACGTAATCAGTACCGCCGCAACCTACCATTTCATCGGCAACGATGGTCTTGATTAACACATCTCTCGTTAAATGTGTCATATGTAAATTCTGGTTTCCAACAACAAACCCTACATTATAAGACTGAAAAGCGTGTCAAAGGATTTGTCTTGGGTGGTCTTCCCGTTTTGTTCGGGTGTTATTATTTATTCAAAAACAGGATTGACTGGTGGATTGAATTCGTCTCTATGTGCTTTCATAATATGCTTCGGGACACCGTAATATCCCATATGCATCCAAACACAATCGACATAACGCAGATCTTCACGGTCTGCGTCGAATGTGGTCATGTCGCAGTATTTGATAATATCAGGAGGAACCTCCACCTTTTTCCAAGTGATAGGTTCCTCAATAAAAAAGGGAATCATTTGATAAAACCTTCTTCTTTCAACCACTTCTTAGTCAAAGGAGTGGGTTCATAGTCAGTCCACATTGTGCCACGAGCACAGGATTCTAGTGCTTCCATGGTCATCTTTTCTGTGCGACCTGCCCAGGATGCTTCTGCTTCCCAGGGGCGAGCATGAGGTGCATAAGTACGCTTTACCATCTCACGATACATCATAGGAACATCTTCCTCTGGTTTGATGATGGCAATCATAGAGTTCTTGATAGAACCCGCCATACAATCTTGCGCAGCGTGCCAACCTTCATGGCGCATCACTGCCATCAACACACCAGGACGGCGCATGTAAGTCTTGTTCAGGAAGAAGTTATTACTTACAGTATGATAGACGCCACGGTGTCCAACAGGAAAATACTTTTCGTCTGCTAGAAACACCCCAACTCCAATTTGTTCCAAGGCAACGAGCATTCTACCGAACTCGTCAGCAATAATATCATAATCGCTATTGGGATGAGCGCTAGCAATAGTAGAGATATTTTCGACCCGTTGTACATCTTTGGTGCATTCGCGGAGTAACATACACCCCATTGCATCCATAGTGTAGAAACCTTTTTTGAGTTTGGACTCGTTTGCAAATACTGGGGAGGTAAGCAAAGTCGAACCAATCAATGCAAGCAATAATTTTTTCATACTATTATGTGAAGTATTTTTTATATAGTTGAGATGCTTCGGCATGTTTACCGCTTTCATTCAACTGTTTGATTTTTTGTAGGATCTTACGCTTGAAATTCGTTGACATGATCTCCATCATCATCTCCTATGAATTCTAGAGAATAGACATCGTGATCGTCAATATTTGGATCTAACCATTCTTTGAACTCAGCACTAATGGCGTAAGCATTTTCTGTGTTTACTACCGCATCGTCCATTGTGGTAATGGGTATTTCACAAAGAGTGTGTATGCGATCAATTGCCCAGTCATGAGTCTCTTGAAGTGTTTGCTCCAAAGTTACCATAATCTTTTCGCATATAGCGTCCTAGTATATTACTATTGTAGTACGCTGGCGAACCGTCGTCAAGTGCTTCTGACAACACGTTATTGAGGAACAACTGTTTTGTTTCCTCAAAGTTACAATTACCTTTCGTTATATGTAGACTTATTATCTCTCTATTAAAAGTCTCTTTGCCGTATTTCTTTACATCTTCTTTCAACTCAGGACAAGAACCATAATACTTTTTCCAGTCTGATTCTTGTTTTACTTTTCTTTTCTTTCCAGGAGGTTTTCTGAACGACCAAAAATACTTTCTACCAATGTACTGTCGTTGGTTGGACTTATTGGTAATACAGTAAACAAAACCAAAGTACTCCCCAATATCATCACTGTCAAAAACTGTGCCATTATATTGCCATGGATTTTCATAACTCATCTTATAGAATTCAATGAGCTATTATTTATCTTTAACCGGGACAAACCTAGTCTATTGACGTTTTGAGTTCTTGTCAAGCCCTTGATAAATACTCAATAAAGTCTTATAATATGGCAGTCTACGTTAACAATATAACTGTCAATACAGGAGAAAACTTTTACAGAGACTTCTATCTTGATAACATAGATGGAACTCCATTAGACCTGACTGGATATACTGGAAAGTCAGAAGTTAGAAAGCACCCAGAGAGCGTTGGTGCTGCCACAACTTTTGCACTTTCTTTCGTTGATAGAACAAATGGAAGATTTCGTCTTTCGTTAGATAGATATGTTACTGAAAAACTAAAACCAGGTAGATATTATTACGATGTAATGTTTACAGACTCTTCAAATAAAAAGAGTATTGTAGTTGAGGGAATGTTCAGTGCGAGAGAGGACTATACACCTATTAGTGAGTGTATAAAAACAGATTACACAAATGCTTCTGTTGGTGGAGTTAATGAAGACACTGCTCATAATACAGGTATGGGCTCTGATCTAACCCCAATAACAATAGATGAAATTGGAGAATATGGTGTAGTTGCATTTGGTCATTATTCTAGTAGTTGTGTTGATATGCCAACTCTAACTACAAAGTTCCAAGACGCTGCCTACATGCAGAAAATACAATCGTATTTGCAGTTTGGGGGAGTGGTATTATATATTGGTGAATATTTAAACTGTGGTAATACTGCTGCACATAACACTAGACTTGGTTTACTCGGAACTTCTATAAGATTAGAATCAAGAGCCGATACTGCTTCTTCGGCAAGTTTAGTATTAACAAATAACGCTGCTTCCAATTTCCCTGCCTCTTGGGGTCACAGTCTAACTAATTCACTGGAAGTAAATAGTGGAACAGCAATCTATGCTCATACTAGTGGAACATATGTAACCGTTGCTTATGAGAAGGTTGGGAATGGTGCCATTGTAGTAGTGGCTGATAGTAATGGAAGTAGTAAAACCCCATCAAGTTTCTATAATGGTTTCAGAGATTTAGTTCTTTACGGATAAATAGTTAAAAAAGAATGTCCGCAGTATACGTACATAACATTACTGTCAATGGTGGATCCGACTACGAACAAGAGTACGATATGTACGAAGTCGGTGGTAAAGTTGTTGATCTGACAAATTATACTGCCAAAGCACAACTAAGAAAGCACAGAGGTAGTGGAACTGCTGTCAGTTTTACTATTGGTTTTGTCGATAGAACCGCAGGAAAAGTCAAACTTTCTATTCCGAGTTGGCAAACATCCAGACTCAAACCTGGACGATATGTCTATGATATCTTGTTCACAAAACCAGCAGGAACACAAGAGATTGTTCTTGAAGGAAATGTAAATGTGAGAGCAGGAATCTCAACTGGATGTTTTGGTGGAGGAACAACACCAGGTAGTGCTCAGAGACTTTGTATTGCTGTAATTGATGAAAGTTCTTCTCAAACAACTAGCGGAATGTCTACAAAGTGGGCACAATTCCGTTCTACATATCCACAGAGAACCTTTTATTTGTTACAACCAACTGCCGAAGGATTCAGCGATCTTGTAGATAGTACTAATTATGATACTTTAAGATGTCCTGATAATTTTTTAGATAAAACCACCATAAACGTTTCACCACTTATCTGATATGACTTTTAACTGGCCAGATATACCTTTCAATGGTACTGAAGTCTCCACCTTTGTAGATGCGTACAAAGATCTTGGTGATGCTATTATAGATCAATGGGATGAAAAAGTTGATCCAAGAGAACTTCATGCACCGTTTACAAATAAAGATACTGTTAAAGAGTTAATACAGGCAGGTTTAGTATACGCATCGTTTATAATACAGCAAAGAGCAGGAGTTGCTGGTCCTGGTACAGATTTTGATTTGGGCAATAGTCCAACACCAATACCATTAGATCTTGGAGAAAGAATACAATTTATTCAAGATCTCGGATGTGTCTGGGATACAGATGAAATGGGAGATTCTTGGGAAGAAGCTAATAGAAGATTTCCAAATCCTCCACCATTAAATCCTCCAGAAGAGCAAGATTTGGATAGAAGATATCCAAATGATCCAGACAACCCAAATGATAATGACCCACATAGACCAGATAAACCTGATAAATGTCCAGAAAACCCTTGCCCTGAGGGAGAAGAGTGTATTAATGGAATTTGTGTAGAAGAAGAGTGTCCTGATAATCTTTGCAGTCTAACAACTAGTGAACTCAGATTATTTGCTGGATTTGCTTTAATTTCTCCATTTGTTGGTCTTTCTGAAATGAAAGCAGATTTAACGATAAGATATCTAACTTGTAGAAGTTCTACCTTTACAGAATCTAATATTAGTGATGGATTAAAAAGTCGAATGAAAAATGAATTAACAAAAATTATTAAACGAAAAATTCGTTATAGTAGTATTGCTGGTCAAACTACAATACCACTTACCGATGTAACCTCACAGGTTCCATCCAATCTCAAATCGGCAATAGGTTACCAAACTGGGGACAAAATTTGGAAAACAGAAACATATACTCCAAATCTTGGTTCAACTTACGCTTTGGGTGGAGTATATGTAATTGCTGATGGAACTACAAATGAAGCCAAAAGAGTTCTAGATGATTTCGATTTTGAATATGGATATGAGGCATTAAGTCAGTGGTCACCTATAAATCAAAGTGCTTCTCGTTTTGTTGGTATGCCTTATACCGGTAGAAAAAATGGAGCAATGTACCAATCTGGATGTAATCCAGATACTCTATTAAAAAATTTGGCAAATAAAGTTAGTACTGGAACTTGTGGTGTGGGTGATTCTGATTGGAAAGCGAATATAGCTAGAGAAGTAATTATCAAAGCATATAAATGTGGTAGAGGTACTCCTGTTCCAGTAAATATTAATCTGCAATAAAAATTATGTTAACATCATATCAATTAGCATTAAAACACCTTTCATTTAATCCTGGTGCAGGAGTAACTCATATTAGTATTGGATCAAGTCTTACAGTTTTTGACTTGCATCATTTTAGAGATACTATGACTTCCAAACCGAGTGTCGGTTTTAGTTCTCAGACATATAAGTACATTTCATCCAAGGCAAGTCTTACAAACACTGCAGAATTTATAGATTTGAATGATTCGGATCCAAGATTTTATATTGGACAAGAAAAACTACAACATTTCCTTGAAGATGTAACCAAAGCAATGATGATTTCCATTTTAGATGGAGATTCAAAAAGAACAACAATAGTTGGTGTCGGAACTTCAGGTGCTAAAGTAGATACTTTCTTAAATGCATTAAAAAGACCGGCATTCAGAGACAATAATGCAAAACCTTGGTCCAACTGGTACACGTCAGTTGGAGTATGCACACCAGTTTCTGTTGCTAGAACTGATAACGTTGCAACTGTAGTAACAAATCCAGCACATGGATTAAGTACCTCATATGACGATTGGGGTGTTATTATGAATCTAAATACCGGTATAGCAACGTCTTTTAATATATCAACATCAACTCATCCAAACGGTGTTCCTATAAAAATTATTGATGCAACAACATTTACTTATACTAATGTTGGAATTAATACACCAACAACTGCAGTTACAGGAATAGCATCAGTTCAAGTTGGATGGGGCGGAACGAGTATTAATCTTCACCTCCACTTCACGTAATGGATATAAACGAATTAAAATCTTGGAATCCAAAACTCTGGAAGGATGGTATATGCAGAGGTGCGATAACATACAGTGAAGCGGGAGGACTTTCACCAGGTGGTCCAATTACAAATCTTTTAGCTGAAGGATTTCTGGGAGGACCACATCCACCAATAGTTATCTCATTCGATCCCACTGGCAATATTCCACTTGGAGCAGCAGATACGTATCCTAAACCTTGGAGAGGTGCTCAACAAAGACTTAATGATGCATCCTATGGATCCAGTATTGGTCCTTTTGCTAGACTAGTTAATTTACCTTCTGGAGTAACATTTACTGATACCTGTAAAGAGGGACAACAATCTGAACAATGTACACTGGGACTTTTTGGAAGGCTTGGAATTGGTGATGGTAATGGATTGGGATTCAGATTGATGGACTGGTATGGGCAAGATGAGGGAAATTTTGATACAGCATATTTTAATAATGAATATGATGCTAATTGGGATACGTGGAAAGAATGGTGGGAAAATGCAAGCAAAGCAACTGTTTTTGCCACTTGGGAAAATTATCCAGGTAGTCCTGTAGTAGAAGTTGAAGTTGCTTATGATTATATTGGTATTAACGACGATGATTTTTATCCAGGACTAAATGGACGAACGTATGTGGATAACTCTCTCGATTTGTTAGTTGCTATGGTTGCAATAGCAGTTCTAATCAGGTGGTAATATATGCCAAAGCCCACGTTAGCCCAAAGAACTAGTTTCAAAACCTGGTTAAGAAAATATAAGACCAAGTTTGCGAATACAACTATTCCAGAGTTTTATATTGATGCGATTCTATCCGAAAAGGCGGTCGGAATTAATACAACAGATGATGTTAGAGTTATACCATTTAATAACTTTGGCACTGAAGATGTAACCACTGATATTGCAAATAATACTTTATTCTACCTTCCCGCACTACCAAATGATACTGTAACATTAAGTATTGGATCATCATCATTTACTTTTAAGTTTGTTGGTGAAGATGGTGGTATCCAATATAATGGGACTACATATGGACTCAATGATACTATTGGTATCAGTACTACAAAAGTTTTAAATATCAAAGGTCTTGGTGGAGGTCTTTTACAGTCTTCAAGCACTCCAACATATTCTGTAACTCCATCAGCATCATCAGTAGACGAGGGAAGTTCTGTTAGTTTTACTGTTAACACTAATCATGTGGGTGCTGGTGCAACACTTTATTATTCTACTGGTGGTGTTAGTGTAGATACCGCAGACTTCTCTGATGGATCTTTAACTGGAAGTTTCAACGTTGTTGGAATTGCCAATACTACGCTTGGAATTGCTACTTTTACGAGATCTATTGCAGCAGACTTTCCTACCGAAAGTAGTGAATCTTTCTACATTGAAATTAGAACTAACTCAACGTCTGGAACTATCGTTGCTACAAGTTCTGTCGTATCAATCGTTAATGTTGCCCCATCATATTCTGTAACTGCAGATAAAACAACAGTTGATGAGGGAGAATCAGTAACATTTACAATAACTACTAATGGAGTTCCTGCTGGATCAACACTCTACTGGACACTTACAGAATTATCTGGTACTGTTACTCAAGGAGACCTTAACAATCCAACAGCACTCAGTGGCGGAATCAGTATCAACAGTTCTACCAATAATGTTGTGTATATCACAAAATCACTCAAACGTGATTATGAAACTGAGTCATTACTGGAGAGTGTTAGATTTGATTTGAGAACTGGATCCACTAGTGGACCAGTTGTTGCTTCTTCCCCAACCATCTACTTTGTTGACACATCAAAAACACCAGGGGCAGAAGCAGATGGATTGACTTTTGGTCCTGTTCAAGTCAATAGAGATAGTGGTGTTGCTGCAGATGCTTCCGACTGGTATACTATATGTGGTCTAGATTCACTTCCAGAAGGATCATCTATCGCTTTGTTTATTGATACATCTGGAAGTATGACACAAGCAACGATACAAGCATCTTACGATTTACTCGTCTCAAAACTAGCAGCAAGGAATATAACTATCACCACAGTGACAAACAGCAATGAAGACTGGATTACTCCATTCCTAGTTGACTTACCATAAATATTTAAAAAAACGATGGCAGTCACATACGTTAGTAATCTGGTTATCTACACTGGTACAGACTTTGAGCAGACGTTTGTT